TCAGCAGTAGAGTTACCGAACCCGTAGTAAGTAGAGTTACCTGCATAAAAATGAGTAGAATTGGTTGATACGTTGACTGTGGTGTTGCCGATGGTGATTACTGATGAATTAACAGTGATACCGCCAGTTGCTGAACCACCGCCGCCACCAGTTGTAACCAATGTAGTATTGACGAGACCGGTCACATATAAGCCAGATGTATTTACTGATGCTGTCAACGAGCTTCCTATACCACCGGTATAAAATGAAAGATTATCAACAGCACCGACACTTATTCTACCATTATTTGTTACATAATCAACTACTATACCGTCTGTATATGCATTGGCGTAGTTTCCGTTTGAAAGGAACCCATTTGCTGCAGTGATATAACCATTTGATGCAACTGTTGTTGAATTAGCGACAAAGTTTGTTCCAATAGTATGAGATGTAGCATTTACTGTTCCTGTTGTATAAACACCAGATCCGTTTGCTACAAATGCTGAACCGACTGTGTATGATGCTGCATTGACTAAATTAGTAACAAGAACGTTATTTCCGGAAACAATTGAGTTAGCAACGCCTATACCACCATTTACTACTAGAGCACCAGTCGAAACACTAGTCGACTGTGCATTAGATAACACCCAAACTTCTGTTTGGTTAGTAAATACAACGTCTGCTGTTCCATCCGGATCAAAATAAAGATTTGCACCAGAACCACCAACAGTAGAAATTGTAGTAGCATAAAGATTGGCCGTTACTGTCAAATTATTTGCTGCAGTAACATTGTTTGTCGAAAGATTAGGCGCGAGAGCAGCATAAAACTCACTAAAATTGTTTTGCACCTTTATCATGGCTGTACGGATCGGATCGCCTGTTCCATCGTTTGGCACCGTTCCGACATTAATGTTTTGTTGCGACATTTTTACTGTTCCTTTTAATTATTAAAGTACGTTTGATCTGCGGTATACAAAATAGAATCGGATTTTATAGTGCTATTATCAGATGACAAATCGTTTTCAACTATTTCATCCATTGTATAAAGGATTGTATCAACTTTAACTCCAGTCATATCACTGTTCAAATATATTTTTGGATGCAAACTCATATAGTTTTGATCATATAAAATACCAATCGGTGAACTTTCTGTATTTATTAGTAAAAATTCGCCAAACAATTCATTTCCACTAATATGGAACGTATTATAAAGGATTTGTTTATATTTTTCTAGAGTGTTTGCAACCTTTATTTGATAAGAGAAATCTTGATAAAAATAACTATCTTGTATATATTTATTAGAATTTAAAAACCCCTTTGTTGTCGACCAATAACCTGGTTTTATACCAACACCGGAACGAATAACCTTACCAATTACACGGCTAAACGTGTTAAATTGACCTGCCCCAGCAACAGTTGCAGAAAGAATTCCTCCAGAACCATACTGAGACTTTACTGATGCATCTGGAGCTGATTGATACCCAGATCCACTGTATAACATAACAACCGAGGTAATATTTCCATTAGAGTTTGTTAAAACATATCCGATTGCTGGGGATGAGTAACCGCCCCCAGAGAAAACAATAGTATCATTATTCGAATAATTTATACCAGCATTAATTATAGTAGGTGTATTTAATCCATCAACTAGATATGCATTTACAATTTCTCCATCAACATAACCTTTACCAGAATCAACAGCTGTGACACTATAAACGCTATCGTTACCAGTTACTGTCAATGCTGTTATAACAGCATTGTTTCCTGGTATTGTTTGATCCGCTCTTACCATAATTGGTTCATATGGAGCAAAAGTAGCAGGAAATATTTCTGGTGTCAAGCTATATGTTGCAGATACAGTTGAATTGTTTTGTGGAGGCCCATACAGAGTAATAGAAGTATCGCTATTTACAGATTTTATTATCTGATATTCACCAGTTTGCGAATTTGAGTTATTTGCCTGAATAAAAATCATATCATTGCTGGAGAAAATCGTTGTAAATGTTGTTGATGTTCCTGTAATATTATTCGAACCGGTGTTATAGGTAACATTTCCTGACAAGGGAAGAGATGTAATTGCAGATTTAACAAAAATATATGGTGATGTACTATAGTTATTTCCGACAAATATGTTTGTCAAAGACTGGAACGTTCCAAATGTTTCTGTTTTAAAACTCAACATGTTCTGAAAAGCTGTTGAACTGTTTGCAGAAGTGTTTCCAGGATATCCATATGATGCTGCGCCAAGCAGAGTATTTGCATAATTGATCAATAGATCTGTATTGTATGTTACAGTTACTGTGTCCTTAAGAGGCCCAAATGAAAAATACCCACCAGATCCTGTTGTATCAGATGGATTATTGTAAACAAACGTTTCTGAGGATTGTTTGTATCCAGAACCACCATTATTAATATTAAATGTCAATCCTCCTGACTGTCTTTTTGTTTCCAATACTCTAACTTCACCATCTATGCCAAATGATGCTATCTTGTTTGTTAATGGGTCTACATGCGCTATTTTTAGCAAGTCACCAACATTAAAACCAATTCCTCCACTCAATAACTGTAAATTCGTCAATGAACCGATAATTGTTGGTGCTTGATCGATTGATATCGAGTTGTCTAGATATAATAGTATTTTTTCTCCAGTATAAAATGTACTCCCAGAAGGTTGAATATTCGAGATATAAAGAATATTGACAATATTTCCATTTACCGGCTCTTTAACATACCCCTCACAAACAGCAGTTGTTATTCCGGAAGAACTAACAATTGTTTTTCCAACAAATTCTTGCAAATTTCCTGTATTAGTAACTTCAAGATATTTTGGCTCGACCCAAGTACCATCTGATGGTTTTAATATATCTATTTTTGGCAGATATATTTCACAATCTTGGTCATATATAAGCTTAAACAATAACTTATAACAGTTTATTGAGCCTTTTGATCTGTAAACATCAAGAATATGTTTAAGTAAGAATCTCTTGTTGACAATTACATTGAATGGAATACCATAAAGGTATTTTTTTTGAAAATGTTCAAGAAATGAAGTAAGAGTGTTGTCAATATCTCTGTAATCATATAAATTTCTCGCTTGATTTACTGCCTGACCTTCTGATTCGAGCCATTCATAGTAAGCCTTGACAAACAATACGAAATTTGGTCCTTCAGTCAAATAAAACTGAGGAAACTGAGTTTCTACAAAATTCGAAATTGTTTTTTCGATATTAAAATCCATATTATTTTACAGTCTGTTCCATTGTTACTGTAATATCAGCAGGGTCAATGTTCAAAATCAAACTATTTCTAACAATAGCATCTTTATTTAATGGAGCCATATAGAGATAGATATAATTGTTATAACTTGATACAGTCAATTTGTTTATTGTAATTGTTCCAGTCGCATAATCGATTACTCCTAATGATGGATTAATTACAGTAAATTTCCCATTTATATCAGTATAAACAATCAGATTACCGATATTATCATCTCTTATATAACATAAAGGAGTTTGGACGTTGTTTGAATCGACATATGTAAATGCAGTTGAAGTTACAACTGGTTCATCACTAAAAGCAGTATAAGCATTATATCCAATCTGAGGATTAAATTGCTCAACATCAGCTGGATTGTTGAAATTCAAAGTATATGTTGTTTGTGTATTTAATAATGGTGAAAGTCGTTTTGCTAACAATATATCAGTCGAATTGCTTGTTATACTAGAATCTGCATTATCAATTTGAGTAACCATTCTACTATATCTAAAGTCTGCATTAAATACTTCAAGATTATTCATACCATATTGATTTATGGTATTAACAACAATAGATTGCAATTCACTAGATAATTTTGTTGTTTGTGTTTGATCATATTGAACGGTTGAGTTAATAACGAGGTATATATAATCCGGATCAGTTATTATTACTCTTGCTGGAATGGTAATATAATTCAGTAAGAAATTACTAATTTGATTCTTAACATAGTCAGGAGCTATTGTTCCACCAACCGGTTTCAAGCAAACACAAACAGCGCCATATTGTTTTTGAGTAAGTTGTTCTCCACCATATACGTTGACGTCAGATATTATTGTGTTATAATTTGCCAATATCAAAGATGAATAATCATCGCTAGCAACTGCTCTTTGTTGAGTAGCAAAATATCTAGGGGCAAACTTTCTAATAGATTCTATGGGTTCTTGTTGTGTTCCACCGGATGAATTTGCAACAGTTGTTATTTGCGATGGGACTATGCTGCCACCATTACCAGGAAAAGCGCCCAGATCTTGAGCTATAGTAAATGAGGAAACGCCATCAGCCGCATCACCATTCGTAATAATATAATTTGCTGTGATTACAGAAAGATTATTAGGTATTCTACCAAGAATGCCATCACCAAATACTACTTCATATTGGCCGTTCTGTGCAGCCTGCAAAAAGTAAACATTTGAAGTGTTTGAAAGATTGTAAGTAGTTGATACTGGAAAAAACTGAGTGTTTACGCCGCTTTCGGTAGCAATAATAGTAAGACTTGATGTATCGATATTTGGATTTGAAAGAATAAATCTCTGTGTTTCTTGTGTATAGTCAACAACAAATGATTCTTGGAAATATGAACCTTCATATATATTTAAATTGTTAATTGCATAGGTATTGTTTGCAGATGTATAATTTTGAGTAACAGTTGTAACAAATGTGTAGTTACCATTAGCATTCTGACCAGAAAAGATGGTACCTTGAGGAACAGTCAAAACACCCGTTGTAGTATTAGCTGTGACTGTAAAACTTACCGTTGCTTTAGAAGAAGCAGCAGATCTTGGAACGTAATTTAGCTCTTTTGCATGAGAAACAATAGATTCCGGTTTCTGCGCAGAATCTAAAAACATTTCAGAAGCGACCATATTTAAGAAGAAAGAGTTTAGATAAGTATTATATGACATGATGTCCAATAGAACATTCATGTTTGATCCAGTAAAATTGTAATCTTTAAATACCGACTGGGATGTCAGGTATGACTGGAAGTTAGCCTTCAGTGTATTGAAGTCGAGAGAAGTTAATGAAACTGATGTATTAGCCATTTATCTGACTCTTTTTACGAAAAGACTTAAAGAAATTGGTTCTGGATTATTTATTAATGAAAAAACAACATTGATACCAATTGCATTCTTATCAGATTGATCTGTAATCGTAACATTTAATACTTGAATTCTTGATTCGAATTGTTTTGCTGCAAGATTAATATATCTCGTTATATCTTCAACCAAAAATGGACCAAATGGATCAAACAACGATCTGTTGACATTAGATCCAAAAAATGGATTAAATGGTCTTTCATCTATATTAGTTAGAATTAGATTCTTGAATGCTTGTCTAACGCTATCTTCATTCTTCAGAACAATCAATTCATTTGTTATAGGATGCTTGATGAAATTGTCACTAAAATCAGAGTATACATCGAGTTTTTTCTGAGTCTGAGATATAGCATCTGCTCTAGTAATTGCCATAATTGACCTTTTTTATTACTATTTATTAGCCAAATATCGAACTTTGAACATCATGTTCATTATTAAGCTCTGCTTTACCACCGAGACTTGATTGACCAACATACGTAGTGCCGGTGATTGATACACCACCACTATCGATAACAATACCCTTATTTCCAACCTTAAGTGTTATGCTATTTTGATCAATTATTATTTGAGATTGACCAACCTGTAACGATATTGATGTTGTACTTGTTATTGTTGCAGGCCCAACTGTAAACATACTCGAGTTGGCCTGAGAAGTCATTGCCCAATTGGAATTAGCATAAAGCGATATTTGTTTATCGGAACCTAAATGTAACGTGTCTTGTGAATGAAAAGAAGACCCCTTTGTTGAGGCAAATGCCAAACACCCATCTTCAACAGAAAGGTTTTGGTCTCCTTGCATATGATGTTTTCCTTTACCACCAACACCATGGTTATGAACACCAGATTGTGCTGCATCAATTTTTGGTCCGCCTACTGCATGTGTTTTTGATTCGTCAGTTTCATTGTGAGAACCCTGTTTTGTACTTTCTCTTGACCCACCAATTCTTCTATGATCCTCATGGCCGGCAAGATCACCTGTTTTTGATAACGATGACGTTTTATGATGACCATGCATTACTTCGTTATGATTTCCATCAGAGTCATGAGTTTTAGTTGAAAGATAACCGGTACTATTCATGATCCCTTCGATGCGCGAACCGATCGCATCCTGCGCGTGAGATACTGATTTAAAATCAACTGGTCCAACTTCCCAAGTAATGAGAGCTTCTTTTACTGGGTCTTTTTGATCGTCTATTCTAGGATTTTGTGCCATTAATTTGATTCCATTTTAAGCAACAGTACTGTAGCCTGGCGTTGCTTGTATTAATGCGCCATCAACAGTGCTCATTTGTACAGGTTTTCCAGTTGATTGTGCTTGAGATGCAGCTGCAGCTGCCGCATCGGCTGTATTTTGTGCTTTACTACCGCCAAAAATTGTCTTGGCAATATTAAATGCCATCTTAGATAATGATAATGCCTTTGTTGCATTTGTCATCAACTGAGATAGATTACCACCATCAAGAACAGTTTTTGGAAGATGAGTGTTCAAAGTATTTTGAATGTTCCCGCCAACATCTGGTAATAGTTGTTGTGCTGCGCCTATCAAACCAGATGTTCCAACACCAAGAACTTTTTGTAGTCCAGCACTTTCTATACTTTCCAAAACACTAAGAATTATGCTAATCAACAATTCCGCAGTTAGATTTTGAATATTAAGAACACCATTTGTTGTACCTAAAACTGCCTGCAATTCTGCTATGATTTCTTGTGCTGCTTGTTGAGCAATTGTAACATCTTCATTTCCAGAAAGCACTGGAATATTCAATGTGGTTGGGTCATTGCTGACGTTTGTTATTGTAACAGCAACAGTACCAATTGTTGTTGAAACAGTTCCTCCAGAAACAGCCAATGCAATAATTGATGCTAGTGTACCTGGTGTTAAACCGAGCGATGCCCCACCAAGCCCAGATATTGTCTGTACAGCAGAAGTATTATTGCCACTATTAATCGCAGTTACTGCAGATTGTACGGCTGTTGTAGTTGTGTTTGCTTGAGATATATAACTACTTGAGAGCGCGCCAGCAGTACTGCCCGTCAACATTGATATTATTGCTTGATTAAGAATCGATGATGCTGTTGAATTCAAGGCACCACTAGCAGCAACAGCTGGCATTATAGAATTCAATGCATTTAGCATATTCGACTGACCGACCAAGTTTCCAATAGATTGAAATGCCTGTGATAAAGCTCCCGTTGCCATATTGGCAATACCGGCTGGACTAGTCATTTTTTCCATCATTTTCAGCATTACCATTCCATGCAATGCATTTTGAATGGCGCCAGATATATTACTTGGATCTGCAGTCAACGTCGCATCATGAATGTTCATCGACTTATCTTGTGTTGCAGCTGTTGGATTGTCTGGATCTGCACCCTGTTGTTTCTTTTTTGTTTTTGCGCCTTTTATATGACTACCATCGTCACCTGTTGGTGTTTGACTTGTTTCTTGGCGATGAAGGTCTTTGTTTGTCCCCCAATTAAAATCTGATTTTGACAAAAACGGATTATCTTTAGGCAACATACCAGTTCCACCTGGCAACGCATATCCAGTTCCTTTAATAGGACTATCTCCAAGAGCAGTACTCAATCCTCCTGGAGGTATTGCTGATGGATCTGGTTTAATATTTCCATCTGTCTCTGGATTCTTGTTTGAATAATCTGGTAATCCAGATCTATCTAATGCGCCAAGAATAATAGGAATTTGTTTATTGATAGGATCAAGAAAAATACCAAAAACAGTTGATCCGGGCAAATAATTGACTGACTTACCAACACCATTCAACGACGCTGTATTATTCATCATCGAATGAGCCCACGGCAAATCACTATCAGGAATTGGTGAATCGCCAATATTATGCAGCCCATGGATCATAACCTGGACCTTGTTTGCACTATTTGGATCGCCTTTTTTTCTTACTTCACCAACCCAATGATGAGCACCAGTCGTTTGTGTTGCACCTTCTGACATCTCATTATCCTTGATATGCGCCCTTAAGGCATTCTAGATTTGATATATATCTTGGTCTAATATCTGGCATTCTTATTTCATGGTGTGTTTTAGATATCAACCAGCGACCAGAAACTTGAAGTTCTTCTCCAACAGGACCGGTAAAAGCAGCAATTTTAGGAACATTGTTTGTTATTGTCTTACCTGGTTCAAGATTTGGATCACCAATAACAGTCATATGTAACAATTGTTCCTGCATCTGAGCAAGATTTACACTCTTGTATGGTGTAACATCTGGCACGTTGCTTTGACCAATTTGTAATTTTTGATTTGGGTTGACTGTTCTCATCAATGGTTTTTTAGCATTGGAAAATAGACTGGTGAAAGTTGATAATGTTGTTATTCCCATACTTCCCAACAACGTTAGATCTTCAACTTTTGGATTAAAATCTTTGTAAACAAATTTGTGCGTATGAGAATCGTATGTCGATATTCTTTGGTCTATAACCCCAGCATGAATTCTATTCATAGCATCCATATTTTGAATAACTTTCCAAGCTAGAATATTTTGATCGACAGTCATAACATTTCTAATATCATGACCAATAGTATTTGTTTGAATAAATTCTTTGACATCTCCCTGCTGAAGCATGTATTCTAATGATTGGAAATAAAAGCTTTTCCAAGTTTGCCAGAACATGAAATTAGAGCTTTTATTTTGCATAGAAACAGCTTCTTTTCTAAGTGTTTCAATTAGATCATATGGCTTACCAGATGCAATCCAATTTCTCTGTCCTTTTGTGCTTTCTGTTTGTATTCCAAGTGATGAACCAAGAGTGCCAAAAATGTCTTGAATGATTGAATCTATTGTTGTATTATACGACTTTTGGTGATAGTTTGCTTGCCCCGTCATAGCCTCTCTTGACAGACACTCCAACTCGTAGGTTTTAGATTTCATTGCTCCTTTAATTTCAACGTTTTTTACGCTATTAAGATGCAAAGAATAATTAGCTGTTACACCATTAGGCGTTCTAAATGTGAAATTAACTAGCTCATCACCAGCCAGTTGTAAATTTCCGAGGTAATCACTGTCGTCAAAAACATGTATCGTTGCAGTTACCGATGGAGAAAATATAGTTTCAAGAACATCACCAGAAATAAAATTCGGTGCCATATTCCAAGAGTTAGATCTCGGAGATACAATCATTATAGTATCTATAAATACGTCACCCGGATTAAATCCTGCCATTATTTTTGACTCAACAAACTTTTAACGTTTTTGATATAAGATGGTACATAATTTGGTTCCATTACCAATATTGTCCTATTACCTTCATTTTTTTCTTTTTCCATATCATAACTATAAACTGGCGTCCAATAAACGAATTCATTTGGTGGTATGTTATTTACATGGTAGTTGACAGAGCTAATTGCTGCTGTTTGCCCACTTTCTTGACCAGTAATTATTGTATTTGCTGTTGTGTTTGGGAAAAACACATGCTTTACAACTAATGTATTTCCATTAGACAAAGAAACTTGTGCGGTTCCATTTGAACCAATAGAAAGTGGTTCATTATTTTGAAATTGTGTATTCGTTGTTAATTGATAACTTATCAATTGATTTGTATCAACAGTCCAATCAGCTGGTATTCTTGAATATTGAATGATATTATTTCTATTGTCGTAATTTGCTGGTTCCCAATATTTAACTCTACCAGCATTATTTGCTATTTCTGAATAATACCCACTAACTGAAAGAGAAGGCTGATCAACCCAATTATTTCTCCAGAACTCAATTGTTTGTTTTGCTATTTGTATTGAACCGTACTTGTCGACAATAAATTGATTAAACTGATCATCATCTAGATACCAATCATAATATGGATCTGTTATGTTATTTGTCAAGTAAAGAACCCAGCTAGAAAATGGGTCACTAAAATTATAGTTGGCAATTTGATCTGCTCTTGCACCATTGGTAATATCTAATGGATAAAAAACATATGGAGTTTTTTCGATGTTTTGTAATGTGACAACGCGCTCTGTTATATCCAATACAACAGTATTTGATGTTGAGTTACCATAATTAATTGTGTTAAACATTGAAAAATATGTTTGATTAGCCATTATAAACCTATAGCCTTAATTGCAGCGTTAGCTGTGCTCTGTACCCAATTAGAAAAAGTACCAACAGGATTTATAGTTGTATTAATTCCAAAATCGCTTGATAGCCAATATTCGATTTCAAGAATTTGCATTTGTATTTCAACTTCTGTTGGAGCTCTTGTGTTGCCGAAAAATGAAGGTTGACCGCTAGGAGCAAAGTTGACATTAAATGACTGAATAACAGCTGGTTTAAACACATATGTAAAATAGTTTGGGTCATTAACACTAATTGTTATCTGAACAATATTTGGATATGTTAAAAGTGTGCCACCAGAAGAACCAGCATAATCTGGAAGCATATTTCCCCTGAAAGTATTGATAATTGTATTTAATTTTTGAGATTCTGGTTCATTTGACGGAGTTAGTTTCCAAAGGAACTGGTGTTGCTTGAAAGCAGGTTGTTTAAACATAACTGTCAAAAATGGGTTTACAGCTACTCCTTGTGTTTGACCAATTCCTGCTGCTATGTTATTATTGGTTAATCTGTTTATATCATTAGCAGTACCAGTAAAACCAGCTACAGCTCCCAAAGTTGCAGTAGTAAGTCCTGCAGCTCCTCCTTGTCTTAATCCATTAAGAGCCATACCAGCGACCAATCCAAGGTCTTCAGTTGAATACTCAACATTTTGACTATCAGTCATAGTATTTGGTAAGGGAAGCCTAATAGTTCCTTGATCAGAAAGATTTAAACTGTTTTGGTTTGTTAAATCTGGCATTGAATATGAATAGAATGAAAAAGACATCCAAAATGGTTGTTTTTCTAAATCAGCTGGAAATGCACCACTACTACCATTCTGTGGAACATTAGAAACGGCTGTTACTACGTTATTTCCGTTACCATTACCAAATATTGTAATTGGAGTACTTGCAGCCATTTTTTACCTTGATAAATATTTTTTTTATATTTATAGAGCACCATGAAAACGAATAAAGGATTTTTCAAACCACGTAATCCCCAAAAATACAAGGGTGATCCTACAAATATTATTTATCGTTCTGGATGGGAATTACGTTTTATGCTTTATTTAGATTCTCGTTCAGATGTATTACAGTGGTCCTCTGAAGAAATAATTATACCCTATCGGTCACCAGTAGACGGTAGACCCCATCGTTATTTTGTTGATTTCCTCGTAACCACAATAAATAAAGATGGAAAGAAAGAAACAACATTGATTGAAATAAAACCAGCAGCACAGACAAAGCCACCAGTATTGAAGGAAGGCACAAGTCCAAAAAGCCGTAAATACATTAATGAGGTATTTACTTGGGGAGTAAATCAGGCAAAGTGGAAGGCGGCGACTGCTTATTGTGCAGATAGAGGATGGTCTTTCAAGATACTCACGGAAAACGAGCTCGGGATAAAATATTAGAATGGCATCACTGTTCTCAGACTTACTTACTAAATCAACTCCTGCTGATCTTCAGAAAGGAAGCCAAGAGGCTATCGACTGGTTCCGTAAGCAAGCTCTTCAGGTATCTCGTGTAGATAAGAGACAAATTCTAAACACTAAAATGCCATTTAGACGCTTACAAGCTCTTAGTGAGAACTCTGTAGGCAAAATGTATATGTTCGTTTACGATGCTAAGATGAAGGACATACTACCCTACTTTGACACGTTTCCTCTGATATTTCCAATAGAATTTTATGGTGACTCATTTCTTGGTATCAATCTTCACTACTTACCACCGGTTGCCAGAGCAAAGCTAATGGATGCTCTGTACTCACTAATAAATAATAAGAAGTATGATAAGACAACTGTAATCAAATTGTCCTATCAGATCCTAAAGAATGCTGCTAGATTCAAATATTTTCAGCCTTGTATAAAGAAATACCTTATGAGTCATGTTGGATCACCGTTCATCTATATCGCTCCAGATGAGTGGGATTTTGCTTTGATGTTACCAACTGAACGATTCCAAGGAGCCAATAAACAACGAGTCTTCAAGGACTCAATGTCGATGGTAAGATAAATGGCATTCAATATAAACGATTTTAAATCAAAATTCGAAGAAACTGGTGTACTTCAAACAAACAAATATGACGTCACTATAAATTTCGAAAATACAGCGCTCCAAACTTTGTCAATTAATAATAACCTTGGAGGATCAACAAGTTCATTTTCTACAGTCCAAGATGATCTTACTTATCGTTGTGTAGCTGCATCAATACCAGGATTGACAATGAGAACAACAGATGTTAATCGATACGGTGTTGGTGTTTTAGAAAAGATGCCATTTTCTGCAAATTATACAGACATATCTTTATCATTTATTTGTGATAGATATGGTAATGCATATAATTTTTGGTATCTTTGGTTCAATTATATTTTTGGAGCTAATGGCGAAGAAACCAAGTCAAACGTATTTGGTACAATCCAAGATGGCGCAGTTGGAAATGCAGGAAGATCATTTTATACTGCTGAATATAAAGATAATTATGCAGCGACAATTGCAATTAATGTTTATGACACACAAGGTTTAAATCCTATTAAAGTAACATTACGTAAAGCATATCCGGTAACTATAAATGATGTCGCATTAAGCTGGACTGACAACAACAATCTGATTAAACTAAACACTCAAATAACATTTAGAGAATGGGATTTGAATAACTGAATAAGAGGAACATAATATGGCTACATTACCAAAAATTTCATATCCAACATTGAACATTGCAATTCCGCCTGGTAAAAAAAAGTATATGTTTAGACCAATGCTTGTGAAGGAGGAAAAGCTTCTTCTAATGGCAAAGGTAAGTGAACAAGATTCAGACATTCTATCAACAATCAAACAGGTTGTTGCGTTATGTTCAATTGACCCCTCATTCAATGTCGATAGTTTACCGTTGTATGCATTAGAATATATTTTCGTACAACTACGTGGATTTTCGATCGGAGATGTTATTAAAGTTTCTTATAGAGACTTGGAAGATGACAAAACTTATGATTTCGAAGTGGCTCTTAAAAACGTCACAATCAACTATCCAGAAAATGTTGAAAACAAAATTGCTATTAATGATAGAGCTGGTATAGTAATGAAATATCCTTCTGCTGATCTTTATGATAATAAAGAGTTCCTCAACACCCAAGGCGAAGAAGGTTTTTATAAGATGATCGTTCATTGTATCGATCAAATTTATGATGGTGATGCTGTTTATGAAGGTAAAGAGTTTGAAGAAAAAGATTTGTTAGAATTTATCGAGTTGATGGATATAAAGAGTTTCGAAAAGGTCAATAACTTTATGACCAGTTTACCGACGCTTTATTATAAAATCAGTTATAAAAATTCGAAAGGATCAGAGAGATCAATCGAACTGACAACGTTATCTGATTTTTTTACCTTGCGCTAAGTCACAATACTCTGGACAATTATTATCAAACTATCTTTTCCTTAGTCCAACATCATAAATATTCATTATCTGAGGTGGAAAATCTTATCGTGTTTGAGCGCGATATCTACGTTGAAATGTTGTCTAATTATATTAAAGAATTAGAAGAAAAACAAAAACAGCAGAGTAGGTAATGGCTAAAAAACCGACCAGACCGCCTAAAGGATTAAAAATTGCTGGTTCTATAGGAACCACGAAATACTACTACACCAAAGATGGCCTTGTCGTAGATGATAAAGGAACTCCCGTCAATGGTAGAATTGTAGCTGCTTTTGATACCCCACCTGTAGCTCCAGGTGGTACACCAAGAGTAAAAGAAGAAAAACCAGTTAAAGAAAAAAAACCTGCTCAAGAAAAAGAAGAAAAACCAGCTAAAGAAAAAAAACCAGTTAAAGAAAAAGAAAAAAAGAGTATTGGTAGAGTAGCTCTTGAAACAGCATTTCCTGAAACGTTTAGTACAATTGAAAAGTTGAGAAAAGCGTTTAAGGAAAAAAATGAAAAAGAAGAGCAGGAAAAGAAAAGGGAAAGAACTGAGACCCGTTATCAGTTCGAAACGATTGAAGATTATCTCAAGGAAAATAACAATCTCCTAAAAGAGCAACTTGCTGTTCAAGAAAGAACAGCCATGCTTATTGAACGTCTGTTATATAAAAGCAGCGGTGTTGGAAGCATATTACCAAAATTACCAAATTTAAAACCATCAGGATTATTAAAATTTTTGGGAGTTGGTGCAGCTATAGGTGCTGCAAAATATGGTATAGATGCTTTATTAGGTCGTAGTACTACCTTAACACCAACTGCAGAAGGAACTTTTGGTAAAGACAGCGCGATGGCTGCGAAAACACCTGAGCAGTCTAGAGAAGCAACACTTAGATATGTCGAAGATACCCCAACTATTGGTGGGTATGATATTTCAGGGGATAAATCTAAAAAGATAAAGCTGTACGAACAGGAATATGGTGAAGGTAGTTATGCGAAAGACACGGAAGAATATAAGAAGAGTAAAACTGAAAAGAATTATAAACCAACCTATTCGAAAAAAATTGATACAACACCAAAAAATATCACATCGAAACCACAACTAGAAACACCACCAGTTTCTTCAGAACAACCTGCTGCTTCTATATCTGGATCTGCTGTTACAAAACCAACTACACCAACTAAACCAAATGCCAATATACCAGAACAAAATAAAACTGCAGCTATAGCTGAGGCAGAAAAGAGAGGGCAAAAACCTTCTAATACCATTGAATTTAAAGCAGATAAAATAAATCTCACGGCAAAAAATCTAACATTCAATGTAAAAAAACTAAAAATAAATGTAGCTGGTGCTGCACAACAAGTTTTTAGTGGTCAACCCACAGCTTCTGGTATTCCAAAAGTAACTGCCCCATCAGCATCTCCAGCTTCTCCAGCTGCAGCTTCTGGTGTTTCCGCTGCCGCTTCTGCAGTCCAACCAGCATTTCCATCAGCAGTTTCGTCACGGCGCGTTGGTACTATAACGCCAGCTGGTGTGGTGCCAAGTGCTGGTAGTAGAATTAGTGCTAGTGCTGATAAATCAACAACACAACAACCAAACGAACCTGTAAAAGCTGGCCCGCCAGGAAAATTTAGACCTGTGTATGAAGGTATAGAAAAAGATCTTGCAGATCCTGATTTAGTTAATATTATTGGGCGTGAAGCGAGAAATAACACTCAAAGTATCGATGCTGTTATTAATAACATGATGAATAGATTGGGAAGTAAGTCTTATGGTAATGCAAAATCATTATCAGAAGTTGCGAAACAGAGAAATCAATACGAAGCTTGGAATTTTCTACAATCTGGTAGATTTAAACCAGTAACAGGTGAACAGAGAAAACTAATTGAAGAAAGATTAAGATTAATTGCTTCTGGTTCAATGCCAGATACTACCAATGGTGCTGATCAATATAGAGCATCATCTTATGTTAAAGGAGCAGGAGCTGGTAAGACATTTGCGCGTCAAGCGGCTGCACAAGGAGCTCCTGATATTGGCGGTAATGTTTATGTAAAAGGAAAATATGCAGCCGGTCCTTTTGCAGCATATGAAGGTGTTGCGCCTGAGTTATCTGGTGTTCAGGCCGGAGCTACTGGTGTTAGTACCCAATCACAGCGCGTTGGTACTATAACGCCAGCTGGTGTTACTCCATCAGCCGGATCCAGATTAGAATCTCCTGCAGGAACAATGCCACAACAAGGATTAGCTACTCCTTCCAAGAATCTTAGAATGGAAGGAGGATGGATAACGGCGCAGGGTGATAAAAACTGGAATCAATGTGCATCTCTATCGAAAGCTTTCAATCCTAATGTCGGGCGTGCTAGTGGTTGGAAAGTAGATAAGAATGCCCAGATTCTTCCGGGAAGTATGATAGCGTCTACGAAATACATGGATGGAAGCGGTGGTAAGCCACACTCTGGTTATCATACCGGCATTGCATTATCGTCTCCAGATAAGAATGGTAACTTTTTAATTCTCGACCAGTGGGCTGGTCGTAGTGGAAGAGCCAGCGTTCGACAAGAAAATATAAACGGTACGATCTTTGGTGGGCAGGCTGGTGTCGTTATGGGAAGTAAACAATCATTGTCTGCTCTAACGATAGCAGCGCAGCTTACAGATAATAAATCTCACCTAGAACAGATTCAAGCCGGCATACAAGGTCTACACCAGTCAGATCCCACCCTAGCATCTCGCGAAACTGTCAATGCATCTCACGCACAGGCTACGGGCGCAACTGCTTCTGAAACTGCTGGAGCGCAGGCTCACATTGATGGTATTGAAACTAAAAAACCTATTGCTGTTGCGCAATCGACAAATCAACCACCAACACCTTTGAAGACAACACAGCCTGTTCCACAACCAACAGTACAACCAACCGAGCAATATCCAAATCTTTCAGGATTACAGGAATGGCGAGCAGCGCATGGTAAACTTGGCCCAGAGGCACAGGCTGCGTATCGCGCTCAACATGCGGAAGCTGTTCCACAACCAACACAGCCTGTTCCTGAAGAAGAACGCCAACAGATTAGCCAAGCGGGTCAAGAAGTAGGTCAGAGACTGGCAGGTACCCCTAAACCAGCGCCACAACCGTTACCAGAGCCAAAACAACAAAGCGTTCCAAGCTGGACAAATAATCCATCTAATCTAGTCTCATCGATGGGAGCATACTCTGCAAACTATTTCCGACAGCTTTCGCCCCCAAAAGATTCCAAAGGTGATTCGCGTGGTTCTGTATTAGAAACCAAAACTCCAGCACCTCATCTACAAAAGAAAGCGATTTATAGCCATAAGACGATAAAAACTAGAAAACCAATGCACGTTGATGATGTTCCTTCTACTCTTAGCTCAGGTTCAATGTTAGGTTAACAATGTCTGTTTTAGGAACAATAGCGGGACTAGTATTTCCGAATACCAAAGCAACAATAAGCGATATAAAGGAGAAAGGTTTATCAAAAACAATTCTCCAAAAAGCATTCCCAGAAACATATGCTACCATGGAAAAACTTCGTGGTAATAAAAAAGATCTTCGTGGTAACAAAAAAGATGCAAGCTCTTCGAAAACAACTGCATTGGCTGAGTTCTCAGACCAAGTTGCTACATCTAATATTTTGATTACACAATCGATTGAATTACAAAAAATTCAAAACAAATTATTAGAACAAATATCAAATCAATCAAATGGTAAAAGTTTATTAGGAGAACTACTTGGTGGTGGAATTGGTGGTGGA